AAAGCATCAGGAGAGGCTATTTGTACAAATTACGATAGAAATCCAGATGTAGGAGGAGCTGTAACATTTTCTGCAAGTTTTCAAGTTAGTGGAGATGTAACAGAAGCAACAGTCTAAAATATAACTTAAGTATTTCATTAAAGAAAGAGGTTATTATGAAAAGACTTAAATTAGATGATATATCTAATGCTCCATCTTTACCTGTAAAGGAAATTGAGATACCTGAATGGGAAGCAACAGTATTAGTTACAGGATTGACTAAAGCTGATACAGTTGAAATAAATGAACTTTCAGAGGTAGAGGGAGTAAGAGATGAAGTTTTGTTTGAAAAATATTTACTCTTAAAAGGCTTAAAAGATCCTGAATTTGATAATTTAGAACAAATTGAGGAGTTTTACAGTAAAGCTACTCCATCTATAGTTGATAAAGTTTTAATAGGTATCTATAGATGTATGGCTTGGACTAAGGAGGATCAGGCTTCAATAGCCTCTGAGTTTCCAGAATAATACAGAGTTGGCTTTTGAATTTAGATTAGCTTTAGATTTAGGCATGACAGTTGATGCTCTTAGAAAAAATATGAGTATGCAAGAATTTGAGTCATGGAAGTTATACTACATAGATAGAAATAAAAAAGAGCATAAAGCTGTAACAGAAGCTAATGCTAGAGCAAAATTGAGGAGATAATGGCTAGAGCAACTTTAGAAATGTTCCTGAAACTAACAGGAGCAGATAAAACATCAAGAGGCTTAGATAAAGTTTCTAATGCTACTAGAGAACTAGATGATACAGTAGAAAAAGCAGATAAAGCTAATGCCAAATTTGCTTCTGGTATGTCTGGTGCTTCTAAATTAGCAGTAGCAGGTGGTGCATTATTTGCAGCAAAAACTCTTTTTGATTTTTCTAAAAATGCTGTTCAAGCAGCAGTAAGTGCAGATGAGGCAGCTTCTGCTTTTGGGACTACCTTTGGATCTGCAGCAGAAAGAGCAACAAGATTTTTAGAGAATTTTGCTAATAAAGCAGGATTAACAGTATCAGAGGCACAACAATTACAAGCAACATTAGGAGCTGTTGCACAGGGTATAGGATTTACTCAAGAGGAATCAGCAGATCTTTCTATAGAATTGACAAAAATTGCTGCTGATGTTGCTTCTTTTTCTAATGTTTCAGGTGGTGCAGAGCCTGTTTTACAAGCATTTAGATCAGCATTAGTTGGAGAAAGAGAAGCTTTAAAAACTTATGGAATTGCAATCACAGAAGCAGAAGTACAAACTAAGGCTTTTGAATTAACATCAAAATCAACAACTGATGCTCTAACAAGACAAGATAAGGCATTGGCTACTCTTGCTCTTATACAAGAAAAAGCAACTGTTCAAATAGGAGATTTAGACAGGACAGCAGCATCTTTTGCAAATCAATCAAGATTAGTTAATGCAGAACTTAGAGAACTTAGGGAGGAAATAGGTAGGGAGCTTATTCCTGCATTAGAAATTTTATTGCCAAAATTTAGAAATTTAGTTGAGAATGTAACTCCGAGCTTAATAGCAGGATTTGGTAATGCTGCAGATGCAGTAATTAATTTAGTTTTAGCCCTAGACAGATTAAATGATTTAGATGAGGGCATTGTATTTCTTATCAAAAACTTTAAAGATTTAGCTGAGGAACAAAGATTTTTTAATGAAATTAATGACAGATCCATTGATAAAGCAAATCTTTTTAGAGTGCAACAAGCTGCAGTAAATAGAGAAGTTATAAAAGTAAGAACACAATTAGCAAATCAAACAACACAACTTGATAAATATACAACAAAACTTACAAAGGGAACATTACCTGCTATTGAAAAATATTTAAAATTTATATCCTTACTTAATAATGATAATGATGAAGCAATTGATTTGAATGATGAATTAGCTACAGCTCAAGAAAATTTAACAGAAGCACAAAGAAAAGAAGCACTATCAACTGCTGAGGAAGCTTTACAAAAAAAAGAATTACAAAATCAAATAGCTGAATTGTTATTTTTTCAGAGACAGGGAGTTGATGTTACAGAGGAATTAGCAGTTGCACAAGAACAACTTAAGCTAGTTGAGTTTGAACTAACAAGAGAATCTGAAGCTTTAAGAGATGCTAAAAAAGAAGTTAATGATATTGAGGCACAGTTAGAAGTAACATTAGAAAAAACTAACAAAAAATTTGATAATCAATTAAATGCTTATCTTGGTTTAAATGAGCAAGTAGGTACATTTAAAGAACTTGCAATTGACAAAAAATTTATGGAAATATTAGCTGCTGCAGGTTTAACAAATCCTTTTTTAGCAACAGGTTTAGATCTTATGAGCCAATTAGCCCAATTAGAGGGATTAGATAACAGAGCAAGAGAATTAGAAAGATTTGCTGCTGCTGCAGAAAGATTAGCTAATGCTCCAGATGTTCCAATACAAGCTATTTCCTCTCCTGTAAGTGCTACTGTACCAAGATTTGGGCAGCAAGAATTAGCAGCATTTCAATCTGCAGGTTTTCAGGGAGGGCAACAAAATTTAGAAATAGTCTTACAAATAGATGAAAATGAGATACAGAGAGTTAATACTGCAATACAACAAAGAGGAAAGCAGTTTATTTTAACAGATTTTTAGTATATGGCAGTAACTTTTGATTCTAATGTAAACATAACTGTTGAGATAGCTTTTGACAGCAATCCTCTTGACAGCTCACAATCTTTTACAGATGTATCACAATTTTTAAGAAGTTTTACTACAAACAGAGGCAGAATCAGTAACTTAGACAAATTTCAAACAGGTACAGCTACAGTTGTTTTAGATAACAGAGATAATAGATTTTCTCCAAATCAAACATCTCATTTTTTTGATTCATCAACAGGTATAACAAAAATCCAACCTCTAAAAAGATTAAGAATTAGAGCTACTCATAGTTCTACAACATACGATATTTTTCATGGATTTGTAGAGAGTTTTCCTGTGAATTATGCAGGGCAGGGATCTGATTCAACTGTTAAAATTAAAGTTGTTGATGCATTTAAGTTGTTTTTTAATGCAAAACTAGATGGCATAGGTTGGAATCTAGGTATTTCTTTACTTGGATCTACAACTAGGCTTACACTTACACAAGCACAAGAATTAAGTTCTATTAGAGTAAAAAATATACTTGACAGCTTTGGATATAGTAATCAAGCAATTTCAACAGGACAATTACAAGTCACAACACAATCTACAACAGATGATTTACTTACAGCTTTAAGAAAAGTTGAAACAGCAGAAAATGGAACTTTTTTTATAGCTGCTAATGGAGATGCGACATTTAGAGATAGAAATTTTAGATTAACTAACACAACCACAGCTGCAGCTACTTTTGGACAGGGAGGATCAGATTTACCATATTCTGATATAAAAACTTCTTATGATGATAATAAAATAATTAATACAGTACAAAGAACAAGAACAGGAAGCAGTAATACACAGATTGCTATAGATTCAGATTCAATTAATAGATTTGGAACACATGTTTTAACAGAAAATAATACTCTTAATATTCAGGATAGTGATGCTTCATCTATTGCAGAGCAAAAAGTTGTTTCAAATTCAATACCACAAACAGTTGTAGAACAATTATCATTCAGACCTCAACAAGATCCCAATTTGTGGGTTAAAGCATTAGGATTAGACATAGGCAGCTTTGTTGAAGCAAAAGTAACTACTCCATCCTCAACAATAGAAACTTATGACTTATTCATTGAAAGAATAAAACATAAAGTAGATGCAAGAAATAAAACTTGGAATTGGGTTATTGGACTATCTCCTGCTGAAACAGGAGCTTGGATTCTGGGAGTTTCAAAGTTAGGAATTGATACTAATATCAGTTATACTTAAAATTATTTAAGGAGATAAATTTATGGCAGCAGGTGGATGGTTTGATTGGAGTACAGGAGATCTTGTTACAGAAGCAAGGTTTCAAGATATCCAAGATTCCATAGTCTTTATATTTAGTAGTGAAAGTGCAGCAAACTCTGCTCTTACAAATAAAGTTGAGGGGACTGTTTTTTACGATACAACAGCAAATTTATTGAAGGCATGGTCAGGCTCTGCTTGGATTGGTGCAGAAGCAGGAGATATTGAGGGAGTTACTGCAGGAACTAACCTAAATGGAGGTGGTACTTCTGGAACAGTAACAGTTAATCTTGATACAACAATAGACAGTATTGCTCTTAAAGATTATTCAGAAGTTGATGTAGCAGTAACAAGTTCATCAGGAGTTGTAGCTATAGATATGGATAATGGAAACACAGGATCTATAACACTTACAGAAAATATTACAGATATAGATTTTACAAATGTTCCAACTAATGGAGTTTCAACATTTACACTACAAATTACTCAACATGCATCAAGTGCTAAAACAGTAGCAATTAATGCTGTAACTGTAAATGGTGGTGGTAATGTAACTGCAAAAACAGCAGGAGGTAGTGGATTTACAGTTTCCACAGGTGCAAATGCTATTGATTTAGTTACATTCTTATTTTTAGATGCAGGTACTCCATTACTTAATGCACTACAAGATTTTAGTTAGGAGTTCAATATGCCATTAGGTGCAGCTAGATTTGGGCTAGGTGGAGTTGATTTAGGTAAATTACAGTTAATACAAACACAAATTGTTTCAGGTGTATCAGCAATTAATTTTACAAACATCAAAGAAAGCATATTTAATGTGCATTTGTTAACTATAAATGATTTTCAACCTGCAACAGATAATGTTATTTTAAGTTATAGATTATATGAAAGTGGGGTGCTAGAAACTGCAAGTGTTTACAAAGTTGCATTTCAAGAATATTTTGGAACTTCAACTTTTTCTGAATTTAAAAATACAGGAATTAGCAGGGTTAGAATTATAGAAAATACAGGAAATGATACTGCTGAAAGTGGTAATGCGTATCATTATTTTTATAATTTAGGGGATAGTAGTAAATTTAGTTTTTCAAGTGGTATGACTATGTGTATCAATACAGATGCAAATAAAATTGGTGCTTATGGTGGTGGTGTTTTAACACAAGCTAGTACTGTTGATGGAATACAAATTGGTACTTATGATGTATCAAGCAATTTTTCTGCTACTGCTAGTTTATATGGAATAAAGGGAAATTAATGGCAGGAAGTTTAGAACTTACAAAATTTGTTGAAGTATCATCTGCAACTGCAAATGTTGATGTTACAGATTGTTTTAACAATAAATTTGATGTATATAAAATAACATTTTCAGATGCTACTTCAAGTTTCGATGGCAGTAGCAACAATGTTAGGTTTATAAATTCAAGTGGTAGTGTAATATCAAGTTCAGATTACGATTTTGCTTACCAAAGATTAAGAGATGACAGTTCTTTTAACGAACTAAGAGGAACTTCACAAGATAAACTTCAAGAAGCAGGGGGTATTATTCCAAATACAGAAAGTGTTGGAGTTGTTTTATATGTTTTTAATCCCTTTTCATCAACTGCTTTTACTTTTGTAATAATGCAAATGTCTAGTATGTCAGGAACTCAATTTAGAAATTATAAATATATTGGAGTACTAAAAGATACATCATCAATTACAGGAATAAGATTTATTAATGCAGATGGAAACACAACATCAGCAAAAATATCAGTTTATGGAGTTAAATAATGGCAGGTAGCTTAATAAAAATTGCAGAAACAACAGTTAGTTCAGCAGTGTCATCAGTAACACTTACAGGCATTGATAGCACTTATGATGTGTATATGCTGAAGTTTTTTGATGTTGTTCCTAGTACAGATGGACAAAGTTTATATTGTAGAGTTTTAGAAAGTGGAACACCAAACACAACTGCTAATTATGATTGGGCAGATAAATATTTACAAGTAAATACAACTTTTGCAAATGAGGCACAAACAAATAATACTCAATGGAATTGGCAACCTGCAATAGGAAGTGCAACAAATGAAAGTGGGCAAGGTATTGTTTATCTTTTTAATTTTAATAATGCAAGTGAATATAGTTTTTTTACAAAGGAAATGACTTATATAAGAAGTGATGGAAATTTAAAAGGTGGGCAGGGTGGTGGAGTTTTTACTTCTGCTAGTTCTTGTAATGGAGTATCAATATTTATGGCTAGTGGAAATATAGCTAGTGGAACATTTACATTATATGGTTTAAAGAAATAAGTATAAGAAATATATAGTAAGATAGGAGTAACAATGGCAACATTAGAGGAATTAACAACAGAAGCTACAGCAGAAATTGAAGCTGCTAAACCTTTATATAAACAAGTCAATAATGAAAGACTTGAATTTACTGATGATGATTATTCACAAGCAATAACTGATCTTGCTAATTCTAAATGGCAAGAACAAGAGTTCGGTTATATTCAAGCTAGAAAAGTGGCTTATGCTTCTATCCCTGATCAATTAGATATGCAATATTGGGATAGTGTTAATGGCACGACTACTTGGAATGACCATATTGCAAAAGTAAAATCTGATAATCCTAAACCTTAAAATTTGTCTAAGTATTCTGTTATTCTAAAATTATAGGAGGTTGAATAATGGAATCATTAAGTCAATACTCAAGACAGCAGGGCAAAAAACCATCAGGGCAATTTGCTGCAACTAGATATATCCTAGATAATCCAGATGCAAGAGCAATATTCCTTAAAGTGGCTAAAGAAGCTGAACAAGAGTATATTTCAGATGTTATAGCAGCTCAGTATTTGGTAGATAATTATAAACAATTTGAGCATCTAAATTACAACACAGTACGGAGATACTTTAGGGATTATAGAGATGGCAGAATCAAATAAATTACAAGAGTTTGCAAAAACTGTAAAAGATAGAGATCCAAGACAAACAAAAAAGAAAATAAAGCATCCCAAAGGATTTGAGCCATCAGCTAAATTTAATCAAGCTACAAAATCAGGAGAGATAGTTTCACAACCTCAAAAATCTAATAATGTTGATTGGAAAGAACAATTAGAAAATTATTTTGGTAAAGATGCCCATAAATATAAAGTTCTGGAGAATCAAGCAGAAATCAGATATTGGGATATGGCAGGTAATCCTCCACAAAGATTATATTATTTTAAAGCAAAGATTGTTTCTAGTGAGCAATATATGCCTGATGATGATTTTAAGAAATTATTAGCTTCTGCAGGTAAATTAAAGAAAAAGACTACTAAAAAGCCTGTAAAAGATTCTAAAACATTCTGTATAGCACTTGCAGATTTTCAGATAGGAAAAGAGGGTACTGAGGAAGCAATAGAGAGGTTTATAGACTATATTCCTAAGATTAAGGCACAAGTTAAGCAGATCCAGAAAGTAGAGCAATTAGATCAGGTATTGTTTGCAGGATTAGGAGATTTAGTAGAATCTTGTTCAAATCATTATAATATGCAAGAATTTTCAACAATAATGGATGAAAGATCTCAACAAAAGGTAGCTAGGAGGATGATTTACACCTTAATTAAGGAGATTATGCCACTATTTAGCAAAGGTTTAGTTTGTTTTATAGGTGGTAATCATGGAGAAAACAGAAAGAATGGCAAAGCTTATACAACTTTTGCAGATAATAAAGATGTAATGTTAGCTGAGGAGCTGCAAGAAATATTTAAAGAATCTCCTGCATATAACAAAAGTTTAGATTTTATTATTCCAGATAATGAATTGCACTTAACTTTAGAGGTTTCTGATACAGTATTACTGCTACTTCATGGACATCAGATGAAAGGTGCGGGGAACTCACAAGCTAAAGCTAGAAAATGGCTATCAGATCAAGCATTTTCAAGAAATTCCACAAGTGATGCTGATATTGTTTTGCATGGACATTATCACTTTTTTTCTGCTTATGAAAGCTCTGATAGATTAATACTACAAGCTCCAACATTAGATTCAGGCTCAGAATGGTTTGCAAACACAAAAGGGGATAAATCTAGGGCAGGAATGCTTACTTTTGTAATTGGAGGAAAAGAAAAATGGGATTATATTAAGGTAATAAGGTAAATAATGAAACTTGAAGTATTAAGATTTAATAGCTCTGATGACTTTACTACAGGGCTTTTATTTGATGTAACAGACAATATAAGATCTTTTCTTTGTTACACATTAGAGGATGAAGCAAGAACAGTAAAACAATGGGGAGAAACAAGAATACCTGCAGCTACATATAATCTAAGTTTGAGAACTGAGGGAGGCTTTCACTCAAGATATTTAACTAAATTTGGTGCAGAGTTCCACAAAGGTATGTTGTGGGTGCAACCAGATCCAAAAGGATTTGAATATATTTTATGGCATATAGGTAATGATGATGATGATACAGCAGGTTGTTTGCTTGTTGGAAAAACATCACAGGACAACTTTATTGGAAATTCAACAACTGCATATAAAGAGATTTATCCACCAATCAGAGATGCAATACTCTCTGGAGAGGAAGTAACTGTAACTTATAGAAACTTTGATGGGAGCATGGATTCTGAAAAACTAAATAAAATCAATAATACTTCTAATATTTCAAAAGATCAGGAGGGTATTATGGATTTATTATCTACAGAAATAAAACACTTGAAAGCTGAAGTCAAAGCTCTAAGACAGGCAATCATACTAAAAGGAATGCAAGTTAAATAATTTAACTCATTTACAATCATGAATATAAAATGTCATTCCTGTATGGAAAAACTAGAATTAATAAATATCCTCTCTCTCCTTCTTCCCTCCCTTCTCTCTCCATTCTCTCTTCCTCT